GTAGTGGAGCGCGAGGCGGGCTTTGAAGTTTTCCCACAGCGGTTCTGCGGAGAAGATCCAGGACACCTCGAAGTCATCCGGTGACTCTTTGCCGATGCGAACGATCCCGCGGCGCTGGACTTTCATGTCGGGGCGGTTCTCGTTCCAGAGTTGCTCGTAGCCGGCCAACTGGATCTTGTGCGCGGGGACGATGGCCTTGGAGGTCTTCCAGTCGAGCAGGACGATCTTGCCGTCGCGGTCGCGCGCGGGGGCGTCGATAGTGCCGCCGAAGAGGAACTCTTCGGAGACGAGCTGCACTTCCGGCTCGATGACGGTGAAGCCCTCGCTGTCCCACCAGCGGCGGAAGTTGTTGTAGGCGATGGTGGCCTTCTCAACGTCTGCCGGGGAGAACTCCGAGAGGTCGGCAACGTGGTTGTGGAGAAAACACTCGATGAGGAAGTGGGCGATGGTCCCGATGTCGGCGGCTTTATCGCGCACCTTCCGGTAGTCCTGACCTTCCATGCCGAGCTTCCATGCCCAATGAATGAGGCCGCTGCTGTCCTCGCCGATCTTGGCGATGGTTGAGGCGCCGGGAACGTCGGTGCCGTCTTTCAGCGGATACTTTTGATGCGCCCGGGTCTTCTCAAGGCGTACGATTTTGCGTCCGTCCTCGGTGAAGCGATCCGGCTCGGCGGGCTTGGCGGCTTTGGCCGAAGGGAGGCGGCGTTTTGCCGCCCCCCTTTTGACTGTGGTGTTTTTCGCTGGCATGAGGGTCACCAGGTGATCTCTTCGTCGTCGGTGCCGGTCTTGGCCATGCGCAGCTCGCGCTCAACGTGCTGGTCTTTGGCTTCGCTCACGTCAAAGCCGTAGGCCACGGCGCTGCCGCCATCGCCCCAAGTGACGAGGTCATGCACCATGACAGCCTTGGGCTGCAGCGTGATGCCGGCGCCGAGCGTGCCGGTGTACCAGCAGTAAGGCACGACCGCGACTTGGATCTTGCTGCCGCCGCCGATGTTGTCGGTGATGATGTCGCCGGAGGCGTTGAAGAGCTTCGGCGCGCGGCTGTAGGTCTCGCCGGCCTTGTCTTTGCCCACGGCTTTGACCTTGAGCTTCAACTGGACGAGACCGTCATTGTCTTCCCACGGCGCGGCGTGGAGCTTGAGTTTGTCTTTTTTCAGCTCGGCCTTTTTCTCGGCGACGAACGCGGAGAAAAGCTCCTCAGCTTGTTTGATGAACGGTTCGGCTTCCTCAGCGGTTAGCTCGAGGTTGACTTTGAACACTCCCACGTCGTCGAACTTGGTGTCGGGACGGTTGAGGTGAGGATAGCGGGCGATGCCCACGGGTGTGGTTAGGGTTTTGTTTGGCATATTTATGCGTTGGTTGGTTGTGTTTGTGTTGGGACTAGAAAATCGGAGCGGCGAAGGATGGTAAGGAAGTCAGCGGCGCGCAGCGTGATGAACCACTCCTCGCCGTTGCGCTTGTGGGCAACGACCGGGAAGAGCTTGGCCTTGGCGTCGCGGATGGCTTGGGCCATCCAGTCGCGGATCTTCACGACCTGGCAGAACTTCACCTCAAAGTGGAAATCCGGCAGGCACGGGCAGACGACATCGGGCGAGTCGCCAAGGCCGCTGAATTGCTGGCCGCGGCGGATACCGGAGTCGCCGAAGGCTTCGCGCAACTCATCGCGCCACATGCGCTCTCCGCGGGCGCCTTTTGCGCGACTATTCATTGATGGCCTCCCAGAGTTGTTTCGCTGGTGCGTAGACCGAGCCGTCGCTGTCGGATGTGCGGCCCGCAGGTGCGGTGCCCTCGAAGCGGGTGAGCGAGGGACGCCATGTGAGGTTGAGCGTGCCGGTGCGGCCGGCGCGATGCTTGGCCACGATTAACTCGGCGTCTTGCACTTCCGGCTCCTCGTCTTGCACGGCGTAGTAGGCGGGGCGATGGATGAGGCAAACAATGTCGCTGTCCTGCTCAATGCTGCCGCTCTCGCGCAGGTCGCTAAGTTTTGGGCGGTTGTCGCTGCGGTTTTCCGCTTGGCGGTTGACCTGGGCGGCGGCGACGACCGGAATGCCTAACTCCATGCTCATGGCTTTCAACCCGCGGCTGACGAAGCCGACTTCGTTTTCGCGGCTTTGAGCGCCGGAGTGACTGACGAGCTGCAGGTAATCGACGAAGATGCACTTCACGCCCCAGCGGCGGACGGCGAGGCGGGCGCGGCCGCGGATGTCTAAGAGGGTGAGGCCGCCACGATCGTCAACGTAGAGGGGTTCGGTGGAAAATTGCGTGGCGGCGTCGAAGATGCGGTGCTTGATGCTGGCGGTGAGGAAGCCGTTGCGGATGATCTCGGTGTTGGTCTCAGCGCGGCCGAGGACTACGCGCGCGGCAAGTTCGTTGGCGGGCATTTCGAGCGAGAAGTAAACGACCGGCACTCCGCGGCGTGCCATGTTGTCGGCCATGTTGAGCATCAGTGCGCTTTTGCCCATGGCAGGGCGACCGGCGACAATGGTGAGCTGGCCTCCGCGGAGTCCGCCGGTGACTTGGTCGAAGTCGCGGATGCCGGTCTGCAGGCCGAGCTTCTTGCCGCCGGCCATGAGGCTCTCTAGCTCTTCGAGGAGGCCGGGGACGATGGCACTGGGCGCGCGCATGCTGTCGGTGGCGGTGGTGAGGGAAAGGCTGAGGACGGACTCGCCGGCTTGCTGGAGGACGCTGTCGGCATCGCTGGCCATGTCTTGGGCGGCGGCTTGCATAGCGACCGAGGCATCGATGATGCGGCGGCGGGCGTGGAGGTCGCGGAGGGTTTGCGCGTGATATTCGACCGCGGCGCTGCCGCCGGCGTAGTCGCCGAGCATCTCGGCGAGGGCACCGGCGCCGCCAACGAAGTTGAGCTTGTGCTGCGCGTCGATGCGCTGGGTGACGGCGATGACGTTGGGCGTGCCACCTTCACCGCGGACTTCGGCGATGGTCTCGTAGATGAGGCGATGCGCGGGCGTGTAGAAAAGATCGGCGTGGATGCCGGAGACTTCGTCGCAAAGTTTTGGGTCGGCCATGAGCGAACCGAGGACGGTGCGCTCGGTGGCGGGGCTTTGGGGAACGGTGCGTTTCATGTTAGGCGGCGCCTCCGTCGTCATTGTTTTCCAAGATCACTATGACAATGAGTGTCAGGACGATCAGCACTGCGTAGGTGAGAATGAGCGCGTTCATGGGCGCGGCGCTCCTTCTTGCGGCGATACAAGTCGGCACGCCACTTGAGCCACTTGTCGGCGGCTTCGTCTACGGCAATAAGATCTTCGGCAATGTGTGGCCATTGTTGTCGGAGGAGTCGTTTGGTTTCAGCATTCATAGGTCGCCGGTGGGTGCTGCAGTGTGGCGGCCTGCGTCATCTGTTGGCAGATGTTGGCATATGTAGGCATGGCAATCAAGGGTTTTTTGGGAGGATGGGCCATTTTTTTAGGTGGCCGAAATCGCGGGGTTCGCTGACGGAGGTGACCTCGCCGCACACGCCGCAGGTGTCTTCGTGCCAGGTCGAGACGTGGCCGGCAGGCATGCCGCGGCCGTGGGCTTCGCCGCAGGGGCGGCATATCCAGGCGGGATACGGGAACTGGTCGCGGACCTTGGTGAGGATGTCGGAGAGGGAGTCTTCTTTGGCGAAGATGCGCTCGTAGTTGGCCCGGTAGCGGTCGCCGTTGACCGGCCGCGGTTGGTCACCCTTGCCGGCGCTCATCGGATTGCTGTCGCCTCCTCAATGGCGTCGGACACCTCGTTGGCAACTTCTTTGTTTGGCTTTACGCAGCGCCCAATAAGGCTGATGAGCCGATCGTTGGACCGAATCAGCTCACGGACTTGCGACTCCAGCGAGGCGGTGTTGTCCGCGAAGTTGGAGCCGAAGCCCACTGAGCCGACAACCAAGTCGGGGATCATGGTGCTCATCACGCGGCCCTCCGCTGACCGATGGCGGCGCGGCCGAAGAGCCATTCGCTGCGGCGGAAGTTGGCGCTGGTGATGAGTCCGCGCTTGGCCAGGAAGCGGTCGCAGGCTTTCTGCATGAGCAGGTGGTTGATCTGCGGGAGACCCGGCACGCCGCGCTCAACCTCGGTGATGCAGCCGTTTTTGAATTTCATTTGCGGGCCTCCTGCAGCTCGGTGGCGAGTTTGCGGACGAGGGCGCGCAGGGCCATGATGGTGGCGATGCTTTCGTCGGCGATGGCTTCGACGTATTCGACGTTGACGTTGTAGACGGTTTTC